ATTCTTCTGCTGTTGCAACTGCAGAGCAGATTAACAAGACCGAAACCTACCGTGACCCTGACAGCTTTGCTGACATTGTTCGTGGAATGCATTTGTATGGCCGCAAGATTCTTCGTCCCGAAGCACTTGTTAACGCCATCTACAACGTCCGCTAAAGGGAGATTAGAAAATGGCTACAATTACTGCTACTCTTGCTCCTGCTATGGGTAACTCCCAGCGTGGACGCAATCCGTACATGGTTGAGCAGGTCGTTGACCTTACTGCTAACAGCATCAATCCTAACGGTGACGTAGTACAGTGTATCACTGTTCCTGCGAACACCAAGATTCTTGCTGCTGGTTTTCAGGTAACTTCCAGTGCAACTCAGAACACGGGTACTGATGCTACTGCCATCCTTGGCACTGGCGCAGACGACAACGAATACGTAACAGCGTTTGACATTGACGGTGCTGCTGATGGTGCTTATGCACCTAGCGTAACTGTCTCTGCTGACCTTGTTATCGGTACTGCGGACACTCTGGACCTGACCCTTGCTGGTTCAGGTGCATCGTTCACTGCCGGTGAAATTCGTGTCTTCGCCGTGATGATGGATGTAAGCGCACTTGGCGAAATGGAAGCTGCTGAAGTTTCCCGTGACCAAGCCTAATTAAACGAGGGGGCTGGGCAACTGGCCCTCTCTTTTTACCTTTAAGGATTTCAGATGGCATATACCTACCTTGACATCACGAATGAAGTATTGGCTCGTTTTAATGAAGTAGCATTGACGAGTTCTAACTTTACTGCATCTCGTGGATTTCAAACACAGTGTAAGAATGCTGTGAACGATGCCATCAATTACATTTTCCAACGAGAGTTCGGGTGGTCATTTAGCCACGCACTTCAGACCGAAACTCTTGTAGCTGGCACCACACGTTACTCAATTGGTGCTACAGTTTACAACGTAGACTACGAGACCTTCCGTATTTCAAAGGATGACTCTCTTGGTGTGGCTGGTACAACGCTGCGCATAATGGACTATAACCAGTATGTCGATACACACATCGACCAAGAGAGTACATCAGATGTAGGTGCAGTGCCGCTGTATGTATTCCGTACACCAGATAACAACTATGGCCTGTATCCATACCCAGATAAAGCATATACACTCAAGTATGACGCATATGTAAGGCCGACTGCACTGTCTGCTGCTACAGATGCCCCAAGCATTCCTGAACAGTTTCGTCAGGTAATTGTAGATGGTGCCACTGCATACGGCTATCAGTATCGTGGTGAAGCACAGCAGTATGGCATTAACTTTGCTAGGTTTGAAGAAGGCATTAAGCATATGCAGAGTTTGTTTATTAACAGGAACTATAGCTACGTGCGTTCTACGTACATTCCGCAATCACAACGGTACGGTACTTCAGTATTTCCGACAGGGGGCTAACACATGGCTGATGAAGCGCAACTCAGTCCGTATGTGTTTGCCTGTGAAGGTGGCCTTGTTCTTGACCAGCCGACATTCAAAATGTCTCCCGGCATGGCTCTTGAACTAGAAAACTTTGAGCCAGATACACGTGGTGGATACAGACGTATTAATGGCTACCTAAAATGGAATAGCAATATTGTTCCGCAGACTGCCAGTTCTACTGAAAAAGTGTTGATGTCTGCGTACTTTAACAGTAAGGTTATTGCAGCACGAGGTGAGAAAGTATTTGAGGTAGCTAGTGGTAGCGGTTCATGGTCAGAGATTGATACAGGACGTACTAGTGCTGGTAAGTATACACACCATCGTTATAATCTAGGTGGCACAGAACATATTGTTTGGGCTGACGGTGCCAACCACGCTACCAAATATGATGGCACTACAGTAACAGACCTTAATGCTACAGGCGCACCGGCTAACCCAAAGTTTGTGACAGGTTTTAAAGACGCACTATTCTTTGCAGGACATACTTCTAACAAAGAAGAGATTATCTTTACTGCACCCTTTACCGACAGCGACTTTAGTACAGCTAATGGTGCAGGTAGTCTTCGCATTGACAGTCAAGTAACAGCACTGTTTCCGTTTCGTAACGAACTGATTATATTTGGCGAAGAACGTATATACAGACTGACAGGTAACACAGTTGCAGATTTTGTACTCCAACCAATTACAAGAGATATCGGATGCCTTAACGGCTTTACTGTCCAAGAACTTGCCGGTGACATCATATTCCTTGGGCGAGATGGTCTTCGCACCGTTGCAGGTACCGAAAGAATTAATGATGTTGAACTGGGAACTATATCAGGGAATATCAAAGAACTGTTTGATGACACTGACGTAGACGAATTTGAAAGCATTGTAGTACCGGGTAAGACCCAATACCGTTTGTTCCGTGTAAACACAACGGCAGATACACTAGCAACAACAAAAGGTATTATTGCGGTACGTAAACAGCAGGGCTTTGAGTTTGCCACCACAAAAGGTATTCAGCCTTCGTCCACCGACTTTTTTACAACTCAAGGTGAGACATTTGTAATACACGGTGGCTTTGACGGTTATGTGTACAGGCAGGAACAAGGCAACACATTTGACGGCACAAACATTGTGGGGCGATATCGTTCACCTGATATGACAATGGGAGATGCTGGTATTCGCAAGAACTTCCAGCGAGTAATTATTAACTACTCACCAACTGGTACAATCAACTCAGACCTGTTCTTGAGATATGACTATGAGTCACCAGATGCAGCCAGACCAGCCGCATATCCATTTGACTCTACGAAGGTTGTGGCACTATATGGAACGTCACAGTATGGCACCGCTACATACGGTGGTCAGTCAAACCCACTCGTTAGACAGCCTGTAGAGGGTAGTGGCTTTGCTGTAGCCATGCGAGTTGTAGATAATGCTGAGTCATTCCCATACACACTCAAGGGCTTTCAGCTAGAATTTGATGCAGGAGCAAGACGCTAATGGCAGGATATAATAGACAGTCAACGTATACTGACGGCGACGTTATTAATGCGTCCGACAGTAATGACGAATTTGACCAGCTTCTTGCTGCGTTTAATAATAGCAGTGGACACAAACACGATGGCACAGCAGCCGAAGGTCCAGTCATTGGGCTGATTGGTGACCCCGGCGTTACCACTCCAATTAACAAAGTTGTTGTAGATGACACTAACAATCGGGTTGGTGTTTTTGTAGATGTGTCTGGTAGCACGACTGAACAGGTACGTTTTCAGGATGGTGTAATTGTACCTGTCACTGACAACGACATTGACTTGGGTACTAGTAGCCTTGAGTTCAAAGACCTGTTCCTTGATGGTACAGCAACCATTGACACGTTGCAGGTGGACGAGAGTGCCACTATTACTGCCAACCTGACTGTCAATGGCAATACCACACTTGGTAATGCTGCCAGTGACACAGTGACCATTACGGCTGATGTTGCCTCTAACATCATTCCTTCCGCTGACGATACACACGACTTGGGTGCCTCTGGTGCCGAATGGAAAGACCTGTACATTGATGGTGTTGCATATGTAGATAGCATTGCGATGCCAACTACAACTGTAACGGACATTCTTGATGAAGATAACATGGCATCCGACAGTGCTACTGCGCTGGTTACACAACAGTCTATCAAGGCTTATGTTGACGCACAACTCACAGCCCAAGACCTCGACTTCTCTGCAGACACAGGTGGAGCATTATCTATCGACCTTGACAGCGAGAGTCTCACGCTTACAGGTGGCACAGGCATTGATACTAGTGGTTCAAGTAATACTGTTACTTTTGCTATTGATAGCACCGTAGCTACGCTGACAGGTTCGCAGACACTTACTAACAAGACAATTGATGTAGACAACAACACTGTCTCCAATATTGAAGTAGACAACCTCAAGTCTGGTGTGCTTGATACTGACTTGTCAAGTGTGGCTGGCACAGATACGACGCTGGCATCTGCAAAAGCCATTAAGACCTACGTGGATGCACAGATAACTGCGCAGGACTTGGACTTCCAAGCTGACAGCGGTGGTGCGCTGGCTATTGACCTAGACAGTGAAACCATGACCTTCACGGGTGGTACGGGCATTGATACCAGCGGCTCTGGCAATGCTGTGACCTTTGCTATAGACAGCACTGTAGCCACCCTCGCTGGTACGCAGACGCTTACAAATAAAACACTGACCACTCCGGTTATTTCGTCCATAAGCAACACTGGTACTCTTACCCTGCCAACTAGCACTGACACGCTTGTAGGTCGTGCCACCACAGATACACTTACAAATAAAACCTTGACAAGTGCTGTGCTAAACGGTACAATAAGTGGAACGTCCATTAAAGATGAAGACAATATGTCTTCTGACAGTGCAAGTCATCTTGCAACCCAACAGTCAATAAAAGCCTACGTAGATAGTCAAGTTACTGCACAAGACTTGGACTTTCAGGGTGACAGTGGTGGCGCATTAAGCATTGACCTTGACAGCGAGACACTGGACATTGCCGGTGGCACAGGTATTGACACTTCAGGTTCTGGTAACACGCTTACTGTTGCTATTGATAACACTGTCACAACTCTGACCGGCACACAAACCTTGACTAACAAAACACTGACTAGCCCGACAATTAATGGTGGGTCACTGTCCAGTGCTGTTACTACCACAACACAGGCTGCTGGCACTAGCAACACAACTATTGCTACGACTGCGTTTGCACAGACAGCAGCCGCTGACCAAGCTGTGGCATTGGCAATTGCTCTGGGCTGAGTTTATTAATGAAAACAAAGACTTGCAAGACATGCGGCGTAACCAAGTCTTACGATGAGTTTCCCGATGGGCGATTATATCATGATGGAAAACGTCCAAATTGTATAGATTGTAGGCGCAAATATGAAAGAGAGTCATACCACAAGAATAAACATAAAAAACCATATGTTTATGAAGTAGATAAAGATATCAAATTAAAAAAAGCGTATGGCATTAGCTATCAGGAATACCTAAAAATTTTAGAAATGCAACAAAATAGCTGTGCTATATGTGGCATAAGTCAGGAAGATGTCTCTAGAGCATTTGCAGTAGACCATTGTCATGGTACTGGAAAAGTCAGAGGATTACTCTGCAGTAATTGTAATACAGGAATAGGTAATCTAAGAGATGATATTGACTTGTTAGAAAGAGCAATTGAATATCTAAAAAACGCTTGACAAGTGAATGATAATCTGGTATAATTATACCGAAATGGAGTAATAAATGGCAAACGCATTTAAACTCGTTACTGACACTGGTGTAGGCACATCTGCTGCCACTGTACACACTGGTGCGTCAGCAACCGAAACCACCATCATTGGCCTCACTGTTGCCAACATCGTGACCTCACAGATTGAGGTAGATGTGCAGATTGAGAACAATGACGGCGACAACGTGTATCTTATCAAGGCTGCACCTATTCCGGTAGGTAGTAGCCTTGTTGTCGTTGGGGGTGAGCAGAAAGTTGTTCTGAATGCAAGTGACGTTTTGAAGGTTACGAGCAACACAGCAAGTTCTGCTGATGTGGCTCTGTCCATCTTGGAGATTACCTAATGGCCTATATCGGTGCTGGCATCTCACGGTTTAACACCGCTGACGAACTGACTGTCACTGGCGATGCCCAGATTGACGGCACTACGCTTGTCATCGACTCTACGAACAATCGTGTGGGCGTAGGAACTGCGAGTCCGGCAACTGCGCTTGATGTCACTGGCACTGTGACGGCTGACCAGCTTAACGTCGACAACATCCGCATCGACGGCAACACTATCTCGTCCACAGATACGAATGGCAATGTAAACATCGACCCAGCGGGAACCGGTAGTATTGTAGTGGCGCAAGTCGCGTCTTCGTCACTTGACATTGAGGGCGACAGGACAGACGCACAGATTACGTTGAAGGGTGGCTCTGCTGGCGCTGGCATCCAGCTTTTTGGCAGCACTTTCACTAACTATGCAGGTGCGATGTACCTTGACGCAACGGCCAGCACTACCGGCACAAACGATGCTCAAATGGTGTTTCGCACTGGCTCTTCGCCAAGCGAGGCAATGCGAATAGACCGAAGCGGCAACGTGGGCATCGGCAATTCTACTCCGGGCAACTTTTACACTGGCGCAAATCAGCTTGTAGTTGGCGACGGTTCTGGTGACAACGGCATTTCTTTGTATGGCGGCACATCGGGCGTCAATAGGATTTATTTCGCTGACGGTTCATCCGGTGCGGCAAGGTATGATGGGTACATAGAATACAGCCACTCCAGCCGGAGATTATTGTTCGGAACAGCCGCTAACACCCGCATGACCATCGACAGCAGCGGCAACGTGGGCATCAACACTACGGGGCCGACTGAGGATTTACACATCAAAGGCAAAGATGGCGCACACGCAGATGTAATCATTCAGGCTTATACAGGCTACAATTCTGGCCTTAATTTCAACGACAACGCTGGGATGGCTGGCCGAATTGTCTACAACCACTCCAACAATTTTATGGAGTTTGACACCAACGGCTCAGAAGCAATGCGCATCGACTCATCGGGCAACTTGCTGGTGGGTACGACTACAAACGGCACTACCGCTGATGGCACAGTAATTAGGGCATCGGCTGAAACCTTGATGTCACGCAGTAATGGTGCGCCGTTACTTGTAAACAGGCGTGGTTCTGATGGTGCCGCAATAGAAGTAAGAAATGACAACACCGTTGTCGGTTACATCAATGCCAATGCAAGCGGAATGGGCGT